TGTACTCCCTTACAGCTAACAATATGTTTGAGGCAGTTTGCCGAATATCCCATCGTCCATGGATGATTTCTTTGAGAAACCATTTTCCATCATCAGTAACTTTGCAAATAGTAATAGCAGTCTCATCCAACCGCTTCTTAGAGTTGGCGGCTTGTTTGGCAACTTCCTCAAATCCCGCTAGGTCAACAGCGATGTAATACGACCCATGTTCAGGTTCTACCCCGTATTTGATCCACTCTTCCTTGAAGATGTCAGAACCCGCATTGGTGAAAGAAGCCATGAACTCTTGCTTAAAAGCAAAGGAACTTAGGGTCTTTTTAGCGGAATCTATCTCTGCTTGGTCAATCAAGGGGTTATCAGCAGTGGTGAAGTGCCATGACTTCCAATCAGGATCATCTTCTGACTCGCCTAGTTTGAAGGTATCATAGAACCAGTTTCTGCCCTTCGGAGTTCCTATGAACAGTGCTCTCCCCCGTTTATCAGACAAACTGGCCCTGATGACCTGTTCCCATGCTTCAGGTTTGATGTCGGCAACCTCATCTAGTACGGCATAGGTCAATGAGACTCCTCGTAGGGTGTCAGGTCTATCCGCACCACGGACGTATATCCTAGCCCCGTTTATCAGGGTAATGTCTAGGTTGTTCACATGGGAAGACTGAATAACCTCTCTTCCAAGGTCTAACAGTAAGTCCCAAATGATTTGACGACTCTGCCCCATAGTAGGACTCACATAAAGAACCGCAGAGCCTTGTGGACACTTGAGTCCTTCTATCAGTAGGGTAACTGCCGCCATACGAGACTTACCGCACCTACGCCCAGCAGCCACAACCTTGAATCTCGTGGAATCCTTGAATACCTCTTGTTGCCAAGGAAGTAGAGAGAAGTTCAGATCAGCCATACTTAGCCTCTACATCTTCAGGTTGTTCAGGGTTGGTATCTATTATGGTTGGCTCACCAAGTCCTGTAATTGTGATGCTCACGGCAGACCTTTGGGTCTTATCCTTCTCGAACATACTCACAGGAAGAGTCCTATCTAAACACATCTTTAAAGCTACTAACTGGTGAGGATGGTCATCATTAAGGGCTATCTCAATAACCTTTTGAGCCACATCCTTACCTCCACTCCTGATCATCAACTCTTTAAGCTCCTTGAGCCTCTGGTGGTCTGTCTTAGGTAGAATAGCAGGCGGGTTATCAGCAAACCTCTGTATGGTCATCTTGACGCTTCCCTTGGGTCTTCCTCGTCCTCTTTTCAATTGTTCCACTTTGTCCTTTCTTGGAGTGTTTCCATTTTGACTTCTTTTGAGGATAGGGTGTACCACAAATATCTCACAACCCAACCCACCCCCTCCCCCCCCATCTTCCCACACACCTAGGGTTTCTACCTACTCGTTTACCCTACTGTCTATCCTTACAGTACTGGTCATACATACAGTCATAGGGTTTACCCTTATGTCTAAATGCGAATGATTCTTATTTACGTTTCATGCAAGTGTAAGAGAGTGATGCACCTTTTTAGGGTTACTTGAATCTAAACGAGAACTATTCTTGTTTACTCTTCCCTTACTGTTTACCTTACCTTATCCCCTAATGATTCATCTAAGTTGGGGCTGTTTGTTGTTGTGCGACCTATATTTAAAAAACCCATATCCATTGAAGGGCGGAAACCTATATTGTGAACGTGTTGATAGATTGCCAGGATGTTTTCAAAACCCCTTGATAAATTCCCTTCACCAGCTGCCAACATGATCTGCTTTTGGGGGGCTGATAATTTTCGTTGAAAGTATCGTGTTTGGGGGGTTGAAGGTCTGCCCATGATCTGCCCATTAAATTAAATTAAAATAATTCTAGCATCTAAGGGTAAACACCTATGGTTTTTTTATTTTTTAACCCGATAATTACTTTACTTTCAATCGGAAAGTGCAACAAATAGGCGTCAACATGAAAACACTTACAAATTATGATCTAGTGCCAAACAATGCTATTTATCTTGGCAGCGAATATGGGGATGGCACAATGACGGAAATTTTAGACGATATGATCAATGAAGCTATTGAACCCATTAGATTCAGAGATGACGATGGGATGCATCATTATTTTGATTTAGTAAACTGAAATTTTAGAATGATAGGCCTTCAAAACAGGGCCTATTTTCCTAGAATTTCCTAGGGTTTTTAATAGGTGTAAACATGGAAAACGGGTTTTTAGACTATCTAGCAGCTATTGTTATTGGCCTAATGCTTTGCCTGGGGGCTTTGCATTACTTCGATATCCTGGTTAAATAATCTCTTTTTATAGGCGTGAACATGAAAACAATTTCCTGGGTTCGCAAACCCCACAATTTTTTGAACATCAGCTTCATGTATGCAAACATCATGACGGGCGAAAAAATTCAAGAGTACACGAACGGGCAATGCTCTGTTTTTAACTCTACAAAACCAGCCAGTAAACCTACAGAATTTTTTGAGCCTGTAATGTTTGATCGGTGGAATTTTTACCCTGGCTCAAATTACGATGAAATTCCCACTATTGGCTCTTATTGTTGCGATGGGGATGGTTTTGTTGTTGTTGAGCTTTTGGCCGATGGTTCTATTCGGTTATTAGACCAGGGCGAATATATGCTTGATCTAAGCAGCGATATTAATGAAGCGATGGTTCAAGCTACAGAATATTTAAAGGCCCAATGGCCCGATATTTTTGAAGCTTGTTTGTTAGAAGAGTAATTCAATCATTTTTTAATAGGTGTACACAATGGCAAAATTATCAGCCCATGGGCAGGAAATCGGTCGCATCACAGCTTTAACCAGCGTTAAGGCATATTACAGCGATGGCAAAATTCTAAAAAATATCGGGTTTGGCTGGAAATTACACGCAAAAGTAAAGGATGGTATCGATCCTATTCATGCTTATAAAAAAGCGGTAACCCGTCAAAATGATTTTTTTGAAGGCAAACCAGCCCTTAAAGAGTACAAAAAAGCTTTGCATTCGCTTGCTGGGGTTAACAAGCGATGGAAATTGCACCAAACCATTACTCTCATGTATGACGATGCCGATGGGGTTTGGTCGGAATGTTGCAATGGTTACAGCGAAAACGTACACGCTGATATTCAAGAAATTTCCGAATTGTGCAATTTGTACGCTGTAGCGCTTAATGAGATGAAGGAATTAAATTCTGAAACTGAAGCAGCTTAAGGGTTTTTACTCATTTACTGGGGGCTTTTTGCCCCTAAAATTCTAATTTTTAACACTTAATAGGCGTAAATAATGATCAAAATATCTCAAACATCTAAATTAAATGCTAGATCATGGAGCTTGCAAGCTCTTGATACTTGCCCAGGCTCATGGGCTGCCCCTGGTGAATTAGTAGATGCCTGTAAGGGCTGTTATGCCACTACGGGAAATTACAATTATCCCAATGTTAAAGCGCCCAGGCTATCGAATAGGGAAGACTGGCAGCGATTAGACTGGGTTTCCGATATGGTTCAAGAGTTGGATTCCGACCGATATTTTCGCTGGTTTGATTCTGGGGACGTTTACACCCTGGGGCTGGCTGAGAAAATTTTAGAAGTAATGATTCAAACCCCATGGGTTAACCATTGGCTGCCCACCAGAATGCACAAATTCCCTAAATTTGCCCATGTTTTCGCTCGGATGGAAGCTTTGCCCAATGTAAAGGTTAGATTTTCCAGCGACTCTATCCAGGGCGAATATATCGAGGGTTTGCATGGATCGGTTATTGGCCCAGATGTTGCCACATTTCAAGCAAGGGAAGGGGTTCAATTATGCGAAGCTTATTTGCATGGGGGTAACTGTAACGGCTGCAGGGCTTGCTGGTCTAAGGATGTGCCATTGATTGCATACCCAGCGCATGGGCTAAAAATGGCTCGTGTAATAAAGCTTAAGCAAATTTAAGGGGCTTTATGATCTATGCTTGCCTTGCTCTAATTTTGCGAATACTCAGCGGTAAACGTTAAACCTACAGCCCACTTCGGTGGGTTTTTTGTTGTCTAAAATCTGAGCCTTTACGGGCTTTTTTTGTTTTATGCTACCCTGCTATGCATTAGGTGTGAAAAGCGCCTAGAACGGGCTTTTAATGCTTTTTAGGGGTATCTCTTCGCATATTCTGCGGATGGTTTCATTTAATGCTGACAATTCGTCCATTTTGTAGACGTTCCACAATCTGCGCTGCCCATGTATCCCGTTTAAGCTTCCCCGATGGCAATCTGCACACAATGGCATCGATGTAAACCATTGGCCCTGGTTTATTTCATGGCATTCGCTCGGTGGTGGTGAATCGCAAATAATGCATGACATGAGTTTAATTTTGCCAATGTGCAGCCTTTCCCCTGCGGTGGGTTTAGGTTTATTTTTTGATTGCATTATTGGGTGTTTTTTATTTCATGCCTAGCACTATATTGCTCGGTTCTATATACCTCGATGCGGGTTTGTGCTGCCGTCATTAGCCAGCGGTAACGCTCTTCTAGTTCCACTGCTTCCCTGATTCCTTCAAGTATTTCGATATAGTCAGCATGAGCATAGGCGTAGGTTTCCTGCTTTCCAAGTACCTCAGTTCCCGCTTGGCTCATGAGCTGGGCTTTGCGGCTTTTCTTGAATTCTTCTAAGTACATTCGAGTAGCCTTAGCCTTGCTGTAAAGGGGTGCAGTGTCAATCAGGAATTGCACCGCCTTGTGTGGGTTATCGCTCATGTTCTTTCCCTGATTGCATCCATGTGAACATAGCCAGTTGAAGCATCCAAAATTTCGATTATTTCATTGCGTTCATGCTCTGCTATCAGTTTGGCAAAGCGCACAAGCCCATCTTCATCAAACTTCAAACCGCTTACAGTGTGTTCTATTGCCAATTTAACAATGTCGTCTTTGGTCATACATCCTCCATCTTGAAGTTGAGTTTGTGATGCTGAAAACGCATAGCTGCCTCACACTCCAACTCTTTGAAAGATTCGTCACTCAGCAAACCGATACAGTTGCGACCCTCAAACCAAACCTCACGAATTGACTCGTTGAAGGTGGAATCTAGGTCTTGCTCGTACTCATAAACGACAGTAACGACTTCGCTACCCGCACCTACTGTTGTGTCAAATTCCCATGTATTCATAATTTCACTCCTGTTAAAAAATTAAATCTTACCCAATCGCCTGCGTAATACCATAGGGATAAACCCTTAGTCTCCGCAAAAACAAGCTATTGATTCCTCATCGGGATCAAATAAACCATGTTGTTTGGCATTGAAGTGCATCATGTCAACATAACTTGGGTGTGCTTGGTTAAACCTAGCACCAACCTTTTTCTCCATGTTTGCCCACCAAATCGCCCGTTCTGGTTTGTCGATAATCAGCCCCATCAAATGATCTGCTTTTTTCAGGAAGCAAAGATCACAATTGCTCAACAATGAGTTCCCATTGACAGTTACAGTATCAAGGTCAAATGGCTGCTTAGACCAAAAGTCTAGGACATCGTTAACTCCAATCCCTGCGGTCGCAAGTGGTGTTTCTTTGATGTCTTTGTTGTTTTTCATCTTGGCAACACGCCTTTGCTCATCTGCTCTGATGCCAACAAAAGTCACATAATCCTCGTGTCCAAGGCTTTTCA